CCGAGTGAATCATTGGCTGAGTTCCCTCTGTGCAATAAAACACCTTCAAAGCCTTTTATATCTAAAATACGTGGTAACATCCTTTTAAACTTAGGTGACTGATTAACTGTCAATTTATAGAAGCCTGAAGGTATTGCAGTCAAACCGAAAATCTTTTTAGCTTGTATGAAAAGTAAAGAATCACTTTGTTTTAAACCCCTATCTTTATCTTCTAAGGTATAACAAAAGAAAACATCGTTAATGAATAAACTACCAATAGTGCAAACATCGTTTTTAATTTCTCTAACTACTTTTAGTTTCATCTTCTATTTTTTTAGGTAGTACAGCTTGGTTTGGTTTACTATATAATTGCTCTAATCTTTCACGTTCTAAACAATTATACAACTTAGCTTCTAAATGTTCTACTCTCGTATGAGTATGCCATAGCCACAATACTAAAACAGCAGTTGCGCCATGTTTCTTAATTAAGTCTAGTGCTTCTTTCATTCTATTGGTGGTGTTGGCTTAGGTTCGTAAATAATTAATGGCAAATCTTTAACCCAAATAAACTCTTCGTTTGTGCAATTAGCCATTTCCTCAACGCTAATAATCCAATTATCGTTTAAGTCTTGTATAGGGTTAAAATAACAATCGGGTGCATACCATTGCAAGATTAAAACATCCTTTTGCTGCTGAGTTAATAAGCCAACGTATAGGCTGTATTGCTCGGTTGTTATATCTTTTAAAGTTATCATTATACTTGTCTACCTAAAGTTGTGTTAAATGACTGCACGGCTGTGTATAAATTAGCTGCTTCGGCATCTGTTAATCCTTCACCTATACTTGCAAAGGCACATTGTCTATTTGAAAAACTTCCCGCAGTTCCTGAATTATTTTGCGCACCTATATAAATATTGAGATTTTGTAAAGAACCGCTTGCACCTGTATTAGTAGCACCTATTTGAGCAGAATTTTTAAATAATTTATGAATAGCACTTGTTGTTCTTGATGTAATATAAAGACCTTGTGAGTTTGCGTTAGCAATTATAATTCTTCCAGTTGTTGAATTATATTGGTCACTAATACAACCTAACGATGTGTATCTAAGTGCTAATAATAATTGACCTCCAGAACCATTTGAGTTACTTAATTCAACTCCAAGATTTTCACTATTTGTTCTTGAATAATAAGAAGCGTGAGTATTGTTTAAAGTGCTTTGAGTTAATGTATTAAAAAAAGTATTTGCATAGGCATTTGTACCATTAGGTAAATAACCATTACTACTAAACGTACCACCGCCGCTAAATACTAATCTATAAGCAGCGTTGCTATCAACGGGATTGACTAAATTCCACTTGCAAGTAGTAGCAGTGCCTCCTACCATTGGGTAAACAGCTTTCATTTTAGTCCAAATGTTAGCACTCTTTAAATCTAAAACAAGTTGATTAACTGCGCTCTTTTGAGTAGCATCTGTTATTCCAGCTGCTGTTATAAAAGCCTGTGCATCTGCATCATATGAAGCACCGCCTTTTACTGAATAATCACGAGGTGTTATTCCTAAACTTAAAATCATTCTGAATAAGCTATAATTGAACCACTTGTCAATGTTAGATTAGTGAAAACAGCATCACCAGGAGCGTAAATAATTGCCCCTTGCTTTAATGTTTTACCACTTAATCCAATTGATGTTAAATAGTTAGTTGTTGTATCAGGAGCAAAGCCACCCGTTAAAGTTCCTACCACTGTATCAGCTTGTACGATAAAGCAGTAATATTTTTTACCTGTTCTTGCGTTTGTGTTGTCAATATATTCACACCCACCGTTAGCTGTTAATCTTAAAGCGTTTGCCATGTCTTTTATTTTTTAAAGTACCATTATTTTATTTCTTTGTAACCATAACGAATGATTACAACAGGATTATTTAAATCAAGTCCATAAAACTCAATCATATCTAATTTTCCATCTATATAATAATAAATATTATATTTTTCGTTTTCTAATTTTATCTCGTATGTGTACATTATACTATGAATAAAGTTACATTAAATTGTATTGCAGTAGGATTTGTAACCCATGTTGGAGTGTCCCATTTTATTTCTACTAAATCACCTTCTGCAACAGATATACTAAGCCCTGTGTACATTGCAGTATTATAAACTGTATTAAATTTATAAGAACTTGTAATTACTGTGTCTGTAGGAGTTCCTGCTGTTCCTGTTCTTTTTCTTAAAGAAAATGTACTATTTTCAGTAGTTCCTAAAGTACCATTCACAATACTTATAATTCCAATTTTTTTAATCGTTCCTGCATTAGCAATTACAATTGCTGCATCAGGGCTATAAATAGATGAGTTCTTTCCATTACCATAATAAAAAGTGTTTGCATCAGGCGGACTTAAATTTGTTATATGTCCTGCTGGAATACTTAATAAATAACCTATTTGTTTATTTTTCCAAAGTTGTGTTGAACTTTCATAAACTAAAGCATCATTGTTTGCTATAGTACCTTGATTAATATAAACGTTATGAAGTTCATCCAACTCCCACCCGTTCATTATCTTAACATATATCTTACCATTGTTTTGGTGTGAATATTCAACGTAACCTAAAACAACAATATGTCCTGTACTTCCATCAGGCTTTATGTTAGTTATATTTCCTGCTATAGTTGGACTTAAGTATAGAACATCACCATCTACCCATGTTTCACCTTGTAATGAACCTGTTGTATTTACATTTTCAATTTGCCCAACTGTAATAACAAATCCTTCTTGATTGTTAGATATATTTTCAGCTACAATTCCAATTGTATCAGCACTATTTAAGTCGGTGTTTGCTCTTGCAAAATTAACTGCTAATCTTTGCCCTTGTGCGCTTTGTACTTTTACAGCTTGGTAATTAGCTTTTAATAAATTTTGTGATGTTTTATTTACAACTCTTGCATATAAATCCTGTGCTAATTTAGCATTGATATTACCGCCTTTTAAACCAATTTCTCCAGTCCCTAATGTATCATTCCAAACTACTTTACCAACTGCATTTGTATTTGTTGCAGTAGTATCTAATTGTAAATAATCACTTGTTATTCCTGCTGTATTAATAGCGTTTGTTGTAGTAGCACCTAAATTAGTAACTGATTGTAAATTTTGACTTCCACCACCACCACCTTCAGGAACGTAATCTAATTGTGTCCATGTTTGAACACCATCTCCTATTTTAAATCTTTGTTGGTCTGTTGATGTATAAAATACATCACTTGTAAATGCAACTTCACCAGCTGCTAATATTGGATTATTAGAAGTCCAATTTGTAGATGTATCTCTTCTTAATTGTATTTTTGCTGTTAATGTACTCATGCTTGTACTATTGTATTGCTATAAATTGTAGAACTTGAACCCCCATCTATTGTGCTAACTACCAAAACTTGATAAGTCTCACCACCTGCTAAAGTAGTTATTGTGTTTCCGTTTTGATCAACTATTGTAACTAAATTTGAAGTACCTGTGTTTGTAATTGTTGAGTCAAAAGGTATTTGACATGTATCGTATTTAAAAGGCTGTTTTAATTGCACATCAAAATAGTAACCTGCATCTTCATCATCAAATCTCGGCTCACTAAATGGATTTAAAGTGATGTTATCAGTAATTAACTTCCAACCATAAATAGGTGTGGTTAATTGTGAAATAATATCTAAACATATTTGTTGAATATCACTAAACAACTCTAACTCATTTGTCTTTCCTTTTATCAGCCTATCCATTATGTATATTCTTAACACATAAACATAGGCATTACCTTGTACTTGCGGAGCTTCATAATCAACCCACATTGCAGGATAATTAGTGATTCCACTTGTTGCAAATTCAATTACACTACCATTACCAAATGAGTTGATTTGGTAGTGAGCGTTTGCAATATTATTTAGGTTTTTTATTGTTTGGTTTAACGTGATCATTCAAATATTTTTTCAATATTTCTATTTTGTTAAATAACTTGTAACCACTTTTTTTAGTAGCGTTTTCTTTTTTCAAATTTTTCTTCATAGCTTATATATCTTTGATTACGACCTAAAAATATTCCATTATCATAAGCATATAGTTGTGGCACAATAGTATCAAATCCACTACCAGGATTATCGTATAATGGATAACTACTTGCATTTTCCAACAAATATTCAATCATTCTATTTGTATGGTATTGTGCTTTGTCAGTTACTAAATTCATAAACTGATTTAATTCAGAATAATCAACTCCCGTACTGTTATCACTATTTTTTCTAACAATGTTCTTATTAGTTACCTTATAAGTTAAAAAGGGTGCAGCTTCAACCATAGTCCACCACTTTAAAGCTGGAATGATATAATCATCTAATAAAGTTGTATTTAAAGTTGTTAAACTTCCCGTTTGAACTTGAGTAATGATTTCATTGTAAAGCCCTGAACCAATATAGTTACGAATGTGAATCTTTTGAGCTTCTTCAATTGAAATACGAATATATTTTTCATCTACGTTTGGATCTACAAATGTATAGTCCTTAATGTATGTTGCTGTTAATAATAATACTGTTGCCATTATTTTTTAGTTTTTACAACGTTAGCTTGCCAAATATGTCTACAAAAAGGTGTTCGAGCGTCACCCCCTTTACGAGTCCACCAACCACCTCTAAAGTTCCAAACATCCCATCCAACTATTTTACTTATCTGTTCTATTTGCGCTCTTGAATACATTTTATTTGCATCCAAAAGTTTAACACAAAACTCTCTGCTATTTCTTTTGTTTGGTTTTACTCCTGGTCTCCATTCATAAGAGTACATGATTTTAAAATCTTCAAATTCATTACCTATCTTATTTGCCTGTTTAATTGCTGAAGATTTAGGAACTCTAATAAGTTTTTTATCACCACCGCTTATTTTCTCTTTTACACTTATTTGCTCTTCGTCTAGAAGGTCTTTGATTAAGTCTGCTACTCTATCCTCTTTTATTCTTAAAGTATCTGCAATTGTCTTATTTTCCATTAATGGATCTTTATCTAACAATGCAACTATATCTCTTTTTAAACTATTGCTTAAAGGTGAAATTTCAGCAAATTCAAACTTGCCATCTTCATTCATAAACTTTTGCTCATAAAATTCAAAGGCATCTTTATCTTCACCAAACATTTTAAAGATTTCAATTATCTCATCTATTTCAGAAACACTTTTAAATGAATGTTCGCAGCAAGTATCTTCAAGTTCAGGTTCAAAGAATCTATGTATAGCACTTGATACAATTGGTTTTATTTCTTCTTCTATTGGAGGTAATCCGTACATTTCACGAACCTCGTTTTTAGTCATTACCTTAATCTTTTCTTCAATAGGCAACTGCTCTTCAATAGGATCTAACTCTTTTAAGTAAATACGATTTCCAAATCCTTTTAACTTCAATAAGTAATTAAAGTCTTTTTCAATTTCTCTTTGATTTGGAATTATGTAAGTTGATTTGTAAAGCTCGTAAGAATCGTTTATTTGGTCTTTACTTCCTAACTCACCAGGTGTTTTGATACCAACTAACATTGGATTCGGTATGTGATGGCCGATAATTAATTCTTGAATAACTTGGTCATTTAATTCAGTTAATTGAGCATCAACATTTTGAGGTGTTAAATGTTCGATTGTAGGAGCTGTTTCTCTATTGCCACTAAATGAAATTAGTAAACTGTTAGCTCTATCGGTTCCTGTGAATTTTTCTTTTAAACGTGCTTCAATTTCTTCTTTTTCTTCTTCAGTTGGTCTACCATTACTAAAGTTTAAAATCGTTCCTGCATTAAAGCCACTTTTTATAGCATTCAATCTGTAATTAGATAGCTCAACATCCACTTCTGCATAAACTGCTGAAGCCACATAATCAGGCAAAGGATAAGCATCTAAATCAGGTCTGTATTCTTTACTTACAAAAATTTGTCTGCTTGTTGGTTTTTCAGGATCGAATAAAGGAATATACTCAAGGTCGGTATCTTCAGGTGTTTGTTTTTGTTTACTCCAATCTTTAGAGTACCAATAACCTTCAGCATCTTTTGCTTTACGAAGATTGTTATAAGGAAAATGTAATAACTCAAAGTTGTTACCTGCTTTATTCCAAATAACTTCTAAATAGTAACCACCGAATAACTTTTTATCTAATACACATTTTTTAACTATATCTTTTAATGTATCAAAATTTGTATTCTCTTTATTGATAAAGTCATTTGCTCTCGCTATATCTTCAATTGATAAACTATCGCTATCAAACCCAACACCAGCACCACAAATGTAAAGTACCTTTCCGTTAATAAAAGCGTTATGCTTAGAAGAACGATTGTACAGGTATAACAAATAAGCTGGGGAATTATTGTAGTAACCAACTCTTTCAGCTCCATAGATAACCAATTCTTTTGACTTCTCTTCTTTAAATACAGGTGTTTTATGTGCCTGTAGTTTTAAATTAATTACATCGTATATATTATTCTCCATAAGTTATAATCGTTTTACTTTGATTATCGTATTCATTATAAATTGGTAAAGTGGATTCTACTTTTACCATTCCTATTTCTAATAGCCCTGTAACATTTGCAAGGTTCAAATTACTAGAACTTGTTTGCTCATAAATAGCATATTCATAAAATCCTGTTTCGGGTAAAGATACAACACCACTCGTTAAATTAACACTGCCTGTTGTTTCAGTTATTAAAAACTTATTGAAACGAGTAGGAAAGCCGCTTACATCACTTGCAATAAAATTAACTGAACTCATTAATACTTGATGTTTAAAACTAAACAAGTAATAAGGATTTGTCAAAGTAACTTTTTCACTTAAGGTAAAAATAAGAAAGTTGTTTTGTCCTTTGTTTATGATTTGCATATTTTATAAAGTACCTAATTTTTTAACTATTGTAAAAACAAAAGGGCTACATATTTTGCAGCCCTAAAGTAATCAATATAAACGAACAGGAAATTAAATAATGCCAGATATTACACCTGAATTTACTTTGTTAGCTGGTAGTGGTTCTTTGCCTGTTAAAGTTAATGAGTAACCGTTTTTGTCCCCCATTGCTTTACCAGTTGATGCAGTACCTGCTGTTAAGTGCATAGCTCTTGTTTCACCTGACAAATGATATACATCATCAGCATCTTGAACAATAACCATTAATCTGTTTTGTGTTAGTAAGCGAACAATGTTTCTGTTTTTAGCAGTCATTTTATAAACGCTAAAAGTTAATGTTTGTTCGTAAAAAGTAGTTCCGTTTTCAATTGATACAGTAGCATTTTCATCAAATTGTGCGTCTTCTAATTCAACCTCAACAGTCCAGAACTTTTTGCCTGAAGCCATTGTAATTGCAGTTACACTACCTGATGAACTTGTTACTGAAGAAACGTTTGCAAACTCTGTTAAATAGAGTTTCTTAATACCGCCTGCTCCTTGGCGACAATCAAGTGTTATTCCCTCGGTGATTAAACATGGCATAGTTATAAATTTTTAAAAGGGAGCTGTTACACTCCCTTAGTTAATTATTAAGAATTTGTGTATTGTACAACGTGGTCGATGAACTTAACTGCCACACCAGCTCTGAAAGCTCCGAATAGTTTCCATACTCGGTCATCTTTTGAATACCATGCTTCCATGTTTTCAGTATCAGATTGTAAGTCAGTTCCGTAAACTAAGTTAGAAGCATAAGTTGCAATAATACGATTTTTAGCATATAAACCTAAAACACCTGTATCAACAGGGTTATCGTTATTTAATCCGCTAACAGCAATAACCTTCATATTAGTACCTGGGTACATTAATTCCCAATTATTCCAAACATTATCAGTAGTATATTGAGAACCATAAATACCGTAAGTAGAAGTAATCTTAGCAGCTAAAATTCTAAAAGTATCATAACCACAGAATGCAACGATTGGCTCATTTGCAATTGCAGCAGCTGGTACTTTTGCATAAACATCGTCAAATATAGTTAATACATTTGTTGAGTTCAAAGTAGATGCTGTTGCTGTAACTGGTGAACCTGCATCTATAGTAGCTAACCAACCATTCATTTGTTTTAATACCGTAGAATTTGTTGCAGTCGTTTTGCCCTGCCAAATCATCTGCTCAACATTCTTAGCAACCTGTGCTATTTTTCTATCAATGATTTGTTGTGCAATTGATAATGAATCAATATTTGCACCTGCTGGCAAATACTTTTGTGTAAAGTAAGTGTTTAAGTCATTTAAACATAATTGCTCAGCAAACTGAATGCCTACTGTTGCAATTGATACTTGACTAAAAGTTGTAGTACCTGAACTTGTAAAAGAACATGCAGCAGCTTGGAAAGGTACTGTTGATTCTAATACAGGAATTTTTTCAGAAGATTTGATACCCGTACGAATATCAACTCCTAATCCTAAGGTTTTAGCTCCTAAGATCGCTTTGCTAATTAAGTCCGCTCTGTTTTCTTCAACGTATGCGGTCATTGTGTCAAATGAAAATGCCATAGTTTTTTGTTTTTAATTGTTTTTTAATTTATTTAAATACTTGTTTTCTAAATTCTTCTAATGAAGTTAATTGTGGTTTTCTAAAGTTTTCTTTTGCTGTTGATTTTGGTTCTACACTTGGTGCATCTGCAACCTTTTCAACTAATGCAAATAACTTTCTGTTTAAATCGTTTTGTGCTACGATTTGAGCATTTGCAGCTTCTAATGCTGTGTTTGAAATTCCTAAAGCAGCTTCTAACTTTGATAGTCTTTCGTTTAATTCATTAAACTTAGTTTCAAATTCTTGGTTAGAGTTCATTTCTTCCATTACAGGTTCTTCTTCCATAACTTCAGGCTCTAAGCCTTTTACTACTCCGTTTTCAACATAAACTTTCATTGGTTGCTCATTTACCATGATAACCATTTCAGTCACTTCAACAGGTACATCCATAACCCCATCAGGAGTAATAACTTGTAACTTTGAACCTACTTGGATTTCTTCGCTATCAGTTCTAATGATAGTTCCATCTGCTGCTTTGTAATCAGCAAATTTTAAATCTTTTATTTCGTCTTGAAAAATATCTTTGAACAAATCTTTCATGTCAGAGAATACTTCTTTAAATGTTTGTTTTTTATTTTCCATTGCTCTTTTTTTTATAAAGTACACGTTTTTTATTTAGTTGCAATCTCTGACACTTTTTTTCTCAAGTTGTGTATTCTATCAGCTAACTGTTCGATAATGCTTACAGGGGCATCTTTTACCTTTCTTTGGGCAAAAGCACCCTCTACACTAAAGCCTTTAAACACTCCCGTTTTAATAAAGTCATTCCATACTTCATTGTTATCTACTTTAAAAGTTCCGAACCATGAACCCTCTGTTAATGTAGGATAGCCTTCAGGTGTTTTGATACCTCTTGTTTTGTCAATTATAAAAGATTCAACCATGTAAACTCCGTTAACTTGTCTTTCAGGATCGTGCATCATATTTACATTGTGGCTATACCCTTTCTTAAAAAAACGCTGTGCTATCTTTTCAATTTGCTCTTTATCGAATACCACATAATACTCACCGCTTTCGTCTTTGCGATAGATGGGCAAATCCGATATCATAAGTACTCCCGATATTAAACGCCTTTCATGATTAGCAAAGAATTTGAATTTATGTCCTATTCCACTTAATTCATTAACTACATCTTCGTTATTATCGTAATGTTTTTTAATTTCTAACTCTTTTACTTTTTCAACTTTAGCTTTATTGCTTCCTGTTGCATAAACTCTTGAATGTGGAATACCTAATTCATCAGCAGTTGTAAACATTCCTTCAGCATCATTACGAGCTGAAATAATATAAACAGTAAAGCCTTCGCTTATTTTTCTTTTAGCAAGTTCTTTACCTCTTTCTGTGCTTAATGTTTCATCATAATCAAAACTAATTTTCTCACCTGCAAAATGTTCTTTTGACTTTGCGTAACAAACAGCTACAGCTTGGTCTTTATCCATTCCGTTATTTATTTCTTCACCTATGCAACGTGATACATATTCATCTTTACTTTCACCTGCTTTTGGATTTATAACTAACTCATGTTCTTTAAAAGCGTGCCAGTTAGTTTCTATGGCAGGGGCGTCTACCAAAGCTATGTATTCCACCCCAAGTTCGTCGTTATCGTCAATTACTAATTTATACACCGGTAAATTTTCCATGTTATCCTATTTTTGAATTATTACTTAATTTGTTTACTCTTTCTGTTACTGCTCTACTTTCACTCTCTACTACATAGGCTTTCATTGGTGCTGCATTTCTTTCACCTTGCCCTGCTACCGAACCATCAGGATTTAATTGAGTTACTGTATTCTGTGCTGTTAATCCTTGAGGTGGTTGTCCGCCACCACCTTGACTAAATGAACCTAAATTACCACCACCACCGCCAGTTGCACCTGCACCGCCACCTTCAAATTTTGTTTTAGCAATTACTGCTACTCTTGCCAATCCACTTGCTATTGCTAAACCTGCTGCGATTGCACCACGAATAGGTGAAGTTGGGTCTCCAGGAACTACTTGAGATGCAAATGCTGATTGTGCTGCTAAATATGTTTCAATAGTTGTTTGAGCTAATGATGCTGCTTTCTTTACATTAAATGCTTTACGTTGACTTTCTTCACTTTTACCTGCAAAGGCATCTGTTAAACTTTGAATTGTTGTTAATGCTTCTTGAGTTGATTGAATAGCAAACTCCGCATTTCTTTTACGCATTGCTTTTTCATCATCACGTCTTTTTTTCTCGGCTTCAAATTCAGCTTGAATCTTTGCATTGTTTTCTTCCCTGCGTTTATTTTGTTCATCCGATAACCTTTTTAATTCAGTATCTAAAGCAGTTTGATAATCAACTTCTTGTTTTAATTTAAACGCATTATATGCTTCTATTTCTTGAGGTGTTGCATACCCTAAAGCTATTCGTGTTTCTATTCTTTGTTTTGCGATTAACTGCTCTGCGTCACCAAATTTATTACTTAATGCTTCAATTGAGTAATCAATAAACTTTTGTTCAGATTGTCTATAAAATTCTGCGGCTGCTAAATCTCTTTCTTTCTTTTTATCTGCTGCTTCTTTGTCTTTTGTTTCTTTTTCTTTATTAGCATCTGTATCTAATTTAGCCTCTTGAATTTTTAAACTATTTTGAATAGCTAATCTTTCACCTGCTAATTTTTTATTTTCCGCTAATATCTTACTATTATCATCTTGTAACTGTTTTAATTCTTCTCCGCTTCTTTCTTTCATTAAAGCGTAGTTTTCTAAAAACAATTTTGTATTTAGTTTTATTCTTTCATCAATACTTTTAATTTCAGATTTTGCATTTTGTTCGTTTATCTTTTGAAGTTCCTTTGCATTCTTTCCCTGTGCTGCTGCTAAGTCTAATCTAAATTTATTTTCATTTTTTAATTTTTCAGCAGTTTCATTCATCAACTCAAGCTCTTTTTTTCTTTGCTTAATTGATTCTTCTTGGGCTTCGGTTTCATCACCCATTACTCTTGTTAGGATAACAATTCCTGTTACTAAAGCTCCAATAGCTGTTATAATTGCCATTATTGGATTTGCTTTAATTGCATTATTCCATAACCATTGTGCAGCAGCTATTGCCTTAGTTCCAATTGTTGTTGACTTTAACATAGTACTTACAACCTTCAAACTATCGCCCATTCCAGCAAGTCCTTGTAGTCCTTGTGCTACTGCCATAGCAGACTGAACTTTTACAAGTGATTCATTTAATGCTTCAGATTCACTTCCGAATAATTGTGCTGCTCCCTGTGCTGCTGCAAATCCATTCGCTATGCCAGCTCCTAAGTTTGCAAATGCCTGAAATTTAGCTTCAGGCTTTAACATATCAATTGACTCGTTTAAGTCATCAATACGTTCTTTAGTTCCTGCTAATTGGTTTCTAATAGCTGCAAATTCCTTAGTTCCCTCTCTACCTGCCGCTGCAAGTTCAAACATCTTATCTTCTAAAATGTTAAATTGCTCTCTAAGGTCTTTTGCCGAGTTTACCGCTCCTGCTGTTTCTATATCTATTTCAAATGTAGTCTTTGCCATATCTTATAAGTACCAATTATGAGTAAACTCGTATTTCTATTGTTGAATAAAGTAACTGCCCATCTGTAGCTGTTCCGCTTGAATTGTATGTATAAACTTGAACTCTATTATTGTTTTTTCTTCCTGCTATTATTTCACCTTGCATAGTATTATTACATACTACAGTTGTTTTGTATTCTGTAAACTCCCCTGTTAATGTTCCTAAATATTCACCTACTGCATCACGTACCCATGTAATGCCACTACTTAAAGTATTTTCTAAAACATAGGGTATAGGATCACTCGTTCCATTTTGAAATAATAAAGCAATGTAATGTTTATAAGACACATTGTTTAAAGTCTTTATACCGTTATTGTAAGTAACGTTTGATTCTGTTACTGTTATTCCGCTGCTATTGGTTACTGCTACGTTCGAAATACCACTTAAAACAGTAACACCAGTACTTGTTGTAACTGATATATTATTTGAACTTGGATAAACAGTAACACCGCTTGAAGATAGTATTGAAACGTTTTGATTATTATTACCTACAAAGTTTGCATTTCCAACTATTATAACTCCATTGCCTGAAAGTATAGTATTATTTTTACCGCTTACTATTGCACCCTCTGTTACTACATTATCATTATAATATGAGTTTCTTTGTGTTGGTGAAATGTTAACACCTTCTAAAACTCCGCCATTTGTATCAAACCCATTGTCATCTTCATATGGAGGTAACGTTTTAAGTTTTATAAACTCGCATTTAGTTGGCTGGTTGTTTATCCTATCGTAATCAATAATCTTATTTAACCTCCAATAATCATTTTCAAAAAAGAATGTATTTCTAAAGTCCAATTCTTGAATGTCCCATTCATTAACTAGAAAATAACCAACGAATAACTTAGAATCTTTATCCGCTATTTGCTCAATGTAATCTTTCCAATATTTATTATAAAGATTGTTTAAAGTGTATTTTTCTAATGAGTAATATACTTGTTTAGGTACTTCAAAATTCAAGTCAATAGTTGGATTATCTATACTATCTAAATGGCCGCAATAAGCATAATTATCTCTAATAGTTGTGCCACTTGTAGCAATATGAGACCATGGATAAGATGTATCTTTTAAACCTCCATAATAAAGTATTCTAATATTAGATTGACAGGTTTTAATAGTTCCATTATTATCTAACTGATAAATTTTTGGAATTACTCTGTCATGACCTATTGTATTTACTGAAGGTGTCGGACTAAATATTAATTCAGTTTTTACTTCACCTTTTAAGAAATCGTTTTCAATATCGTATTTCTTTTGCCCATAAACTTCTGTATAATTATTAAAATAATTACTATTAAAATAATCATTATCTTGTTTGTAAGTGAATAAATAAGTTTTATTATTTAATTCACCCATTGGAATAATTTTAGTCTCCTTTGAGTAATCTAATTTGTCTGT